TTAAAGTTTTAATGAAAACATATATGAATGGTGGTGGTAGTAGAGTAGAATTTGATTACTCAGATATCCGACCAAAAGGAGCAAGATTAATAACATCAGGTGGTAAAGCACCAGGACCTCAACCACTAAAAGAATGTTTAGTTAAAATAGAAGGTCTATTAAATCAAAAAGAAAATGGAGAACAACTTACAACAATTGAAGTACATGACATTGTATGTCATATCGCAGACGCAGTCTTGGCCGGTGGTATTCGTAGAGCAGCTCTTATTAGTTTGTTTAGTGCTGATGACGATGCAATGATTGGATGTAAATCAGGTAACTGGTGGGAATTAAATCCACAAAGAGGTAGAGCTAATAATTCGGCTTGTCTAATGAGACATAAAATAACTAAAGAATTTTTTATGGACTTATGGAAACGTGTAGAACTTTCAGGAGCTGGAGAACCTGGAATATATTTAAACAATGATAAAGATTGGGGGACCAATCCTTGTTGTGAAATAGCACTAAGACCAAATCAATTCTGTAATCTTTGTGAGGTAAATGTCTCAAATATAGAATCACAAGAAGATTTAAATGAAAGAGTTAAAGCAGCTGCATTTATCGGAACACTTCAAGCAGGATATACATCTTTTCACTACCTAAGAGAAATATGGCAAGAAACAACTGAAAAAGATGCTCTTATTGGTGTATCAATGACTGGTATTGGTAGTGGTAAAGTACTAAAATATGACATGAAAAAAGCAGCAAGTTTAGTAAAAAGAGAAAATACTAGAGTATCTAAATTAATAGGTATAAACCAATCAGCTAGATGTACAACAGTTAAGCCTGCAGGAACAACATCATTAACATTAGGAACATCATCAGGTATCCATGCATGGCATAATGATTATTATATTAGAAGAGTAAGGGTTGGTAAAAACGAAGCTATATATACTTATCTAAATATTAATCACCCAGAATTAGTTGAAGATGAATATTTTAGACCACATGATACAGCAGTTATTAGTATCCCACAAAAAGCACCAAAAGGTTCAATCTTAAGGACAGAATCACCTTTCGACTTACTAGAAAGAGTTAAAAAAGTTGCAACTGAATGGGTTCGTTCAGGTCATAGAAATGGTTCTAATTCACACAATGTGTCTGCTACAATCTCATTAAAAGAAAATGATTGGGATAAAGCCGGAGAATGGATGTGGGAAAATAGAAAATCTTATAATGGTCTATCAGTATTACCTTATGATGGAGGAACATATACTCAAGCACCATTTGAAGATATTACTAAAGAAGAGTACGATAAAATGATGGAATCACTTAAAGATGTTGATTTAAGTAAAGTAGTAGAATTAGATGATAATACAAATTTAACTGGTGAATTAGCTTGTGCTGGTGGTTCTTGTGAAATAGATGTTGATTTAAAATCTATGGAAAAAGAATTAGATGAAGCATAAAGTTAGTAAAGAAATCTTATATCACTTTAAATGTGGTAAGTGTAATAAATGGTGGTCAGTTTCTGACTACCATTTATTGTCTTTAAACAACACAAAAGATTTAAATACTAATAAAAAAGTAACATGTCCTCACTGTGAACATAAAGAAAATATAATAGATATAAAAGATGAATAGAAAAGACGATTGGATAGCTGAACTACATTATAGAGAATTTTTAAAACCTAAACTACAGGGTAAAGATTTTTATTGGGAAAATGGAATGATGGTAATGACAGAAGAGTATCATAAAAGACGTGGTAGTTGTTGTGGTAATGGATGTAAACACTGCCCCTATTGGCCACCCCACCAAAAAACAAATAGACAATTAAAATAATCTTTGAAGTATTTATTATAAAAAAAGAATGCCAAATCAAAGATACGGAATAAAGTTTCCTTTTGAGAATAGTCCACAAGGATTTTTTTTAGGTTTAAATAAGAGTACAGAGGCAGAAGTTCGTTCTAATTTAATTCATCTTATTTTAACTTTAAAAGGTTCTCGTTATTTTTTACCTGATTTTGGCACTAATCTTTTAAAATATATTTATGAACCTTTAGATGGTGCAACTAAAACTAATATAGATAAAGAAATAAGAGATGCTGTAAAAAAATTTATACCTGGTTTAATAATTAATGAAATCACGGTAAAATCAGCTGAAGATATTAGGGAAGAAGAGGAAAAAGAAAGTGAACCTAATGACCCTAGTTTGGTGGACAATAGTTTTGGTTTTGTGGGGGATGCAGAAAGAGAATATACTCTTAGGGTTAGAATAGATTATAATAATGGTGATAATATATTCGCTACAAGAGATTTTGTAATAATTAATTTATAATATGGCAGAGAAAAAAATATCATATACAGAAAGAGATTTTTTAGGTATAAGAAACGAACTCCTTAGAATAACAAATACGTATTATCCTGATTTAATACAAAACGCAAATGACGCTTCCATATATTCCGTATTTTTAGATTTAAACGCAGCAGTAGCAGATAACCTAAATTTCCAAATAGACAGAACCTTCCAAGAAACAGTGTTACAATTCGCACAGGAAAGAAGTTCTTTATTTAATATAGCAAAAACATATGGGTTAAAAATACCAGGAAACCGACCATCTGTTACTGTTTGTGACATTTCTATAACAGTACCTGTTTTTGGTGATAAAGAAGATTTTAGGTATTTAGGTATGTTAAGAAGTGGTTCTCAGTTTAGAGGTGGTGGACAAGTTTTTGAATTAGTAGATGATTGTGATTTTTCATCACCATATAGTGTAGATGGAGTACCCAATAGAACTAAAATACCAAATTTTGATGCTAATGGTATTTTAACTAATTATACCATAACCAAAAGAGAGGTTGTTGTTAATGGTGTCACAAGGATATTTAAAAAAGAAATAACTGACGTAGATAGTAAACCTTTCTTTCAGTTAGTTTTACCAGAAAAAAATGTGGTGGGTGTAACATCAGTAATACAAAAAGATGGTGTAGGGTATCAAACACTACCAACCAATGACGAGTTTCTAACTGTAAATGAACAGAGATGGTATGAACTAGATGCTCTAGCTGAAAGTGAAGTTTTTGTTGAAGACCCATCTGCTCCAGCTGATGAAGCTGGTGTAAAAGTAGGTAGATTTATGCATACAGATAATAGATTTATAACTGAATTTACACCTGAAGGGTTTTTCTTTTTGACTTTTGGTGGTGGAAACCAAACTTCACAGGACTCTTTAGATGAATTTGCATCCAAGGGGGTAAAATTAAACATGGCTAGATTTTTAAATAACATATCTTTGGGTAATACAGTTAGAGGTAATACAACATTATTTGTTCAGTATAGGGTAGGCGGTGGACAAACATCAAATGTGGGTGCAGGAAGTATAAACACTGTTGGTACAGTTAATTTTAATGTGGTAGGACCTAGTCCACAGGTAAGCCAATCTGTAATTAATAGTTTAGCAGTTACTAATGTAACCGCAGCTATAGGTGGTGCCAATCCAATGACACAAGAAGAAATAAGAAATTATATTTCATTTAACTTTGCGGCACAAAATAGAGCTGTATCTATAAAAGATTATATATCTAAACTCAGAACAATGCCAGCTACTTTTGGTGCAGCTGCAAAAGTGGGTGTTACAGAAATAGAAAATAAAGTCAATATAAACGTACTATCTTTTACACCAGACGGTCAGTTAACCTCTAATATTTCTCAAACACTTAAAAATAATATTTCAAATTATTTATCAAATTTTAGGATGTTAAATGATTATGTAATTGTGGGTTCAGCTAAGGTAATAGATTTAGGTTTTGAAGTAGACCTACTACTAGAAGCCTCCTTCAATCAAGGAGATATTGTAACTACAGTCATAACAACAATTAGTGAATATTTTGATGTTTCTAAAATGGAGATGGGGTTAGATTTAAATATGGGTCAGTTAAAAGGTGATATTATGAGAGTTCCTGGTGTTTTAAATATAATAGATTTAAAAGTTTTTAATAAAGTAGGGGGTAACTATTCACAAGCTATCACATCCCAACCGTATATTGATTTATCTACTAGACAAATAGGTTTGATTGATGATACTATATATGCAAAACCTGATGAAATATTGCAAATTAAATTTCCTGAAAAAGACATCGCGATTAGGGTTAAGAAATAAAAAACTCACTTTTCACACATCTTTACATAAAATAGCTATGAGTTATCTTTAGTTTTGATAACATAAATATTTATTTGTTAAAGCCCATATGTCTAAATCATTTAGAGTAAGAACAGAAGTAGGAAAAGATAAAAGTGTAACTTTTGAATTAAAACAAGATTTTGATTTATTAGAGATTTTAAGTTTGTCTTTATCACAACAAGATGTGTACACAAGAATGTGTGCAGATTTTGGTGTTTTATGTGGTAGAGTTATTGTAAATGGAGGTTACGGGGTACCAAACGCAAAAGTATCTGTTTTTATACCATTAGATAGTATAGATGAAGAAAATCCTTTAGTTACGGAACTTTATCCTTTTAAACACCCTACAGAAAAAGATGCTGATGGAGTAAGATATAATCTATTAAGTAAAGATAAAAATTTTGAGTGTCATGTCCCTGTAGGTACATTTCCCATATTAGAAGATGTTTTAACACGACAAGAAGTAGAGTATGTATATAAAAAATACTATAAATATACAGTAAAAACCAACCAATCTGGAGATTTTATGATTTATGGTGCACCAGTAGGTTCCCACGATATAGTCATGGATGTTGATGTTAGTGATATAGGTTGTTTTTCTCTTTTACCACAAGACTTTAAAGAACAAGGATTCGCAGACTCAGATTTTGATGGAGCCAGATTTAAAAGAAATGCATCTATAGACTCACTACCTCAAATTATGAATCAAACTAAATCGGTTGACATTAGACCATTTTGGGGTGATGAAGAATTTTGTAGAGCCGCTATAACGAGGGTTGATTTCGATTTATCAGAAAATGGTTTCAAAATACAACCATCAGCCGTTTTTATGGGTAGTACAGCTACTGACACCGATAAAGATTCCGTCAATAAAAGCTGTAGACCAAAAAAACATCAAGGGGATTTATGTAGTTTAGTTTCTGAACCAGGAATTATAGATATGATTCGTTATACTCCATTTTTTAAAGATGACCCTACAGCTTATGGTTTTGGTGGTATACCACAGGGTGGTACAGTACCAGTTCTAGAAAGATATTATTTTGAAAATAATGGTAGAGTAATAGATAGTAGTGGTTCATTTCTAGTTAATGTCCCAATGAATCTTGACCACGTAACAACTAATGAATTTGGTGAATTAGTTGAATCCGGTAATCCAGATGTTGGAGTACCTACCAGAGCTAGATGTAGATTTAGGGTTAGACCCGAACAATCCGCTGGAACAGCTAGATTACGTAGAAAAGCTTCATATCTAGTTCCTAATATCAGAGAATATACAACACAAGGTAGAAGTAGAAGTTATACTTTTAGTATAAATTATTCGGATTATCATCCTCACGCACAAACTTATTTAATACCTGCAGCTAAGGACTTCTTTTATGATATGACTTTTAATAGGGTGTATTCTCCAGCACAATTTCACGACCATGTTAAACATAATGGTAGAAGACAATTTATAGGGATAAAAGAAATATTACCCGAAGAAGACCAACAATGTTCTACAACTGCAGTACACTTCCCTATTAATAGTGCAGTTAGAAAAGTTACTTTTAATTTAATTTTAGCACAGTTTTTGAATCAATTTATTGGTATGTTGTATTCCATGCTTACAATTTTTGTTTCCATTTTAGCTATGTTATTAGGTGTAGTTTTTGGTATAGTTATGTTTGCTGTTTGGGTTATATGTCAAATATTAATAGCAATTTGTAGTTTTTTTAATGGTTTTCCTTCTTGGTTAGTTAAATGTCCTGGGTTTTTACAAGGATTTATTTGTGATTTAGGTTGTGATGATATTTGTATAGGCGCTGGTTGTTTTTCATGTCCAGACCCAGTATCTCAAACACCATGTATGTTTTATGGTCTTACTATGGGATTTGTTTTATTTACATTAAGACAAACTAAGTATCCAGAGTGTGAAAAATGTAAATGTAGGGGTAATATTGGTGAACTTGCTCAACTACCATCTAGTTGTAGTCCAGGAGTTAGTCCACCAGTCGGTAATAATTCAGGTCCTTGTCCTTCACAATCACCTATAGCTAGTTTTGCGGACCAACTATATACTTGGGGTGGGAACGATTGTTGTGACCCAAATACTAACAATGTTTGTTGTCCAGATAATTACGGATTTGATTCTGCTGCTACTGGTAGTGCTCAAGACGGTTACGCAGCCGGAGGTTGTTATGTAAAAGTTGTTTGTATTAATCCTGCGTGTATAGGTGATAACGCAGACTTAGTTATATTAAGAGAATGGATAAGAAGACAGGATGTGGCGGATGCATTATGTGCTGGTATCATGAATTATTTTTGGGAAAACGCTTGGGTAACAGGATTTTTATACCATTTTCAATTTAAAGCAAAACTACAATATGACCAGGTAGCTGAAAGTTATGCGGGTTCGGATTATTGTAGAAGAGTAGTATATATTCACCCAACAGAACATAGTTTTTACTATAGGTCTACACCTTTTGTGCCAGACCCAGCAACAGGATTAGGTACTTTTGTTGGAGACCCTGATGGGGTAGCATTACCTTGGTGGGGAATATTCGGTGGTAGTCCTAACCATGCAGATGGAGACCAAGGAGACCACATTCTTTTCCCAACAACAATAACAGATATGGGTTCAAGAAATCAATGTATCCAAGACATATGTTTGGACCCTAGGTATGCAGAAGAGTGTTCAGTCACAGACCAAATAGGGTCTACATCATTCCAAGACATAACTGAGTTAGTGTCAGACATATACAATATGAAAGCAAATGAACCTCAGATGTTACTAGCTTCACTATTTAATAGACCAGAAAGAGAAATAGGTGGTGATGTTGCACAATGCCTAGCTCAAAATTGTATGGCGGGTATTAATGGTTATGAAACTAATATGAGTGATGTTGATTGTGATTGTAGTGGTGCACCACCAGTAGTTAATAATACACCTGGATTAATAGAATATCCACCAGCTATCGATACAAATGTGGGTAACCCGAGCTTAGGTATCCCATCTAACACTTACGTACAATATGCGGTGAATGCTTGGAGTGACTATTCTATAAGGTGGGAACCATTACTATTTACCGCTTCAACACCAACGATAATGTCTGGACAAGATTTAGTTTATTGTCTAGGTTTTTCTCTTACTGCTAGTACACAAGAAGTACCATATTATCCTTGGCGTATTAATGGAGGAGCTTGGGGTGATGTATGGAATGATTGGCAAGGCACTAGAGGAGATTATAGTACAGCAACTAATGCGACCACTAGTCCACTTATCCCACTTTCAGTAGCTAACTATAATATTGTAAGTAATGTAGCGGGTACATGGGCCAATGCATCAGGACTTTTTCAAGGAGGATTTGATGGTCCATTTGGTGTACCACCACTATTAGCTGGACAAGTAGGTACAGCACCTAATTTTCAAGTAGTATGGGGTCCCTCCGCATCAAATAGTTTTCCGCCGATGTCGGATAATAATACGGGTACATTCCAACTATCTCCACCACTATTTTATTATTTTGGACTAAGACCGGGTGAAACTTCCTATCACACATTTATTAGAATGTACGTTGATGAAGAATTAGCAGATAGTGTAATATAATGAGTAACGAAAAAAATATAAGAATTGTAAAAGGTAGTGAAAGATTTGCTGGTTCACAAGATAAAGATATTTCTTTACAACCCCTATTAACATCAGACCAAAAAGAACTTATACAAGGAGATAGAAACTTAGTACTTAATCTAAGAGACCAATTTGGATTGGAAAGAGAATATTCACAAAGATATAGAGTTACTGGAAAAATAGATGTGTTATATAAAAATGTAATTAGTGGTGAAACTACAGATACTAATTTTCTTAAATATATGTATTTTACACCAAAACATTTAGGTTGTCCGGATGCTACTGTATATACTACAGCTCCTAATGCTGGACCCCCTTGTACTGGTAAACCACCAGCTATGTTATTTGATTTAATACCTAGATTTAAATTTGGTGCACCAGGTAATCCCTCCCTATTTAATAACTTAAATGCATACCAAGAAAATAAAGTTTTATATTTGTCTTATGTTTTTTCTTCTACCTGTGAAACTATGAGATATTATGTAAATCCTGGTACTAATGATTTTATGGATTTTAACGCCTGTGATGGGATACCATTTGAAGTAGAAATAGTTACAGTTAATGGTAGAGAAGTAGCTAGGTTTAGAACTAAAGTACCACATGGAGTAAAAGTCGGTGAACATATAGAATTACAATCAACCCCAAATGTTTCCGGTGGTGCAAATCTAGTACAAAACTTAACTACGGGAGCACCGAATGTATTAAGTGGTGGTGTACCAGTAATGAATCAACCACCAGCAACATTTAATATTTTAAATGTTGATTCTTTAGGTGATGGATTTGCGGGTTCTGAAGAATTTGTTATAAATGTAGACTTAAGAGGTATACAACCATTACCAACAAACCCAGTGGGTGTATTAAGAAGAATTATAAATTTAAATAATGTTGGTGAAAGTAGGTCTCAGTATTACGTACACCAACATAAAATAATTACTAATCATGATGATTATACTTTAGATAGGACAGGTTTTGAAGAAGGGATATACAATAAAAAAGGTAGAGTTTATACCTCTAGAAAAACTCCAGACCAAATATCTAAACAAGTTGTTTTAGAAGATTTTCCTTCTTACGTATTTTGTTTTACAAGAGATGTTAATGTTGAAAATTATTTTGATAACCTTAATAGACCACTAACTGAACTATATGTAACGGTACTACCCACTAATAGAAATAATATGTGGGATTGGTCAGCAAATTCACCAGCCGGATATGGGTGGTCTTGGAATTTTCAAAAAATAGGTGTAGTAGACCCTTTTGTGGACAATACAGTGGTACCTATAAATCCGATAAATTTAACACAAACTACTAATGATGGTGTACAAGTTTTACCTATAAGTGGTCATACATTTAGAGGCGCTTTTGTGGAATATAATGAATTAGAACTTAAGGAAAGAGTTATTTCAGAAATTAAACACTCTTTAAAATTTAATACAAGTGCGATGTATGAAATAGGAACTGCTGGTGACCCAGTAAAATCTATATATGCTTATACGCCACATCATAGAATGCATTTAAGAAAATTCTCAAATACAATAGTTGATAACGATACATTTTTTACATCACCACAATACTGTACCTATTCACAAGTATCTAATGAATTTAGATGGAGACCGATTTTACCTATAGAGTTTTATGAGGATGATGATAACGGTGTTAGTTACCCATATCTTAATGATGCACATTACTTTAATAAAAATATAGAGTTTACGGTTGAACCTGTATTACACAATTACACAGCTCAAACCCTAAATATTGTAAATCCATACGAAGATGACTGTGAATAGAATACAAATACGAGCTTCACTTAATGATGATAAAGTTGTAATACCTATAGGGCAAACTTTTGATGAAGCAGGTAGAGAACAATTAATAGAAACTTACGAACAATCTGAGTTACAAGATAATATAAATGAAATAATTGACTATGAAACAACTAGATACTCTCATAGTGGGGTGGTACCAGTTACTAACCCTATAACACATGACTATAATTTATTTTACAATTTTTATTTTGCTGACTCCGGCACATTCCCAATACCAAACACTTTTGAGTTTCAAGGATTTACTCAAACAGAATTAAATAGGAAACCTAAATCATTTACTAATAGTTTTTTTAAGTTTGATTACTACGATTCTCCAGAAAGAAAAAAACAAAAATTAATGTTTTCAGTTATTGTACCAGCGGGACAATGTTTTAGACAATCAGGAGTACCAATACCAATTACTGAATACGAATATCAAGTACAGATATCGGAAGGGATAACGAACCCAACCTGGAGTATATACATACCTTCTATGACACTAGGACCTATAAATGATGGTGAAAATTTATATTCTGATGGGTATTATTTACAATGGCTTAAGACTAGAGAAATAATACCTAATGATACATTTTACATGCAATGTAAATTTTTTAATGCAAAAACCGGTAAAATAGTTAGAATGGTTAATAGAAATCCTATTGACCCACTTACCAATACATTATACACATTTTACGATTACCCAGATTGGTTTTTTTATGAAGTTAAATTAAAAATAAATTACTCTACAGAAAATCCAAAGTATAATTATACTATAAGGGAGTTTAATAATAATACATTGTTATCTGGTATACCTGGTGGACAAGCGGGTACAGCAGGTAACCCAATAAACTTTTATGAATATGTTAACCCATAATGGAAAGACAAAAATTTAGAATAAAAAGAAAAAATGCAAGATTTTATGGTACAGCAACCTGTAGTACTACTGGTACTACCGGATTGTGGCCTTTAAATTTTAGTGTACCATCTGTTAGTGGGGTAACTAACGCTTGTAGTGATATACCTATATATTCTTCATTAGGTGTTGAAGTTTTTAATGCATTGAATGGAGATATGACTACTTTTCCTGAAGATATAAGAAATTGTAGTATGAGTGAACCGTGTGTTATGTTATGGAATACACCTTCACCTACTTTTATAAACCCAGCACAATGTAGAGACAACGATGGAAATGCTTGGGTAAAATTTGAGGGTATACAGTTTTGGAGTGCAGGAACACCAACATCAGGAACCTATAATGAAATTATGGATATATATGATATCTACAATGCCGACCCGACACTTAATTCAGTAGGACAACTTGGTGGTTTTTTTACACCTATACTTACCCCATGTTTTTGTGAAAATCCTTTAGAAGGGCAAGATTTAAGTCATGTAAAATTATTTATGAGTCAAGATTTTAATGATATAGGTCATTATACTGTATTTGATGGTAACATAAGTCAAAAAGATGTATTTTCAAATTTTTTATTTACATCCTTTACTAATTATGATGTTAGGGTTTTTAATACAACTGATTTTAGTTACTATAAACATACACTACCTTCTAACTTTACAATAGATTGGGGTGATGGTAGTGCACCTAGTACCCTAATTTATCCAAATTTAAGTGATATACACAGTTACCCCAACTTTCCACAAACTTATATGGTAACTATCACACAACAAACACCATGGGGACCTCAAAGTATTAGTAAATCACTTACAGTACCAAATTTAAATTATATGGATATGTTCGGTCAATCATTTGTACCAACCACTCCAGGTTCACCAGGTTTTGGTCAAGGTGGTTTACAACCAGCACAAAACCAAACTATTATAACTGGACCTCCACTTTATAGTGTAAATGGTACTACTTTACAAGTCCAAACCAACGACCCAATTGCTAATATAGGTTCAGCTACTACCTACCATACTTATTATGGTAGTGAAGGTAGTGATGATTATTTACCTTTAGATAGTGGTGTTAGTATACTCCAGTATAGTGGTATGAGTCCAACTCCTTGTTTTGAGGTATCTGGTATAACAGAAAGTAGTTTAGGTTCTTTCCAAACATATAGTACTACTAGTAATGACCCTAATTTAGGTCCTGGATATTTTATAAATATAATGACCCCGGTAGGTGGTGATGTTGAAAATCCCTTAACTAATACATTAGAAAATCAGTTAGAAGGTATGATATTTTTAGCAAACACTAATGTTACAGGTTACACAATACAATCTTCAACACCAGGTTCACTTAATACACCTATAGATTTTTATGATTTTGCTAATGGAATTACTATTTTTGTAGCTCAAAGCTGTGGTCCTGATGCCAGAGTTTTTGGTGGAGAAGATTGTTATAAATGTCCAATAGAGAATTGTTTATATTGTGAAGAAAAAGATGAGTATATAGATAGGGTTACCTTTAATCCTACATTGATACAATTTGACCCTATTGTTAATACTAATTATGCAGCACTAGGACAAGCATGGTCTCCAAATATAGATTACCTACCAGGAGATATAGTTTTTGATGTCACAGCAAATTTATGTTGTTGTTTTATGGTTGTTAAACCTATAAATCAATCTAATCCAGTAACTCAATCACCTTGGGCTTTCACACCACCCGCTATGACTGCTCAGGGTGTTTGGCAAAACCCTAATATTGGACAAGATGATGAACATATATATGAAGCATGTTGTTATTTTCCTGACTGTGATTGTGCACCTTGTCCTGATGGTACTCTAGTACCTTGTAATGATTTTACGTTACCAGCACAGTGGGGTGGACCAAACTCAACTAATGGTGGTGTTTATTTAAATGGTACAGTTTACAATACAGGACAGTTTATCGCTGATACTCATGGAAATTGTTACAAAGCTCTACAAACAGGAGTTTTGGGTTCACCAACAGGTATGAGTAGTACTTTAGAATGGGAATACACGGGTTGTATAAGTTGGATATGTCCAACAGACCCTCTTAATATTGGAATCTATGGATGTGAACCAATTTCAGGTAGTAGTACTAATGTAATTAATAGTTATTTTCCAACACCAGGTATGGTTTTTGTTGGTAATACATTCTACCAAGATTGTTTAGATGATTTTAATAATGGTGTTTGTCCTTATCCTGAAAGATGGGTTTGTGATGACCAGTATAGTTGTAATAATTGTATACCTATATATCCAGGACAAGTTAGTCCTGGTGGTGTAGCATATAATGACCCATCCTATCCTTTTGGGCCTTTATTTTCTGCACAATCACAATGTGATGAGTGGTGTAATCCATCTTTATTTTCGTGTACAACACCAACCATCCCTTGTTGTGCCACAATTAATTGTAGTACACAAGCTTTATATTTTTCTTTAACTAATATGATACCAAATGGTATGTCTGCTTTAGACGTACTCATCAATTATAGTTTATATCAAGCTCCAACATATACTTTAGCAGATTGTCAAAGTGGTTCATCTATTGAACCACCATGTTGTGTAGTTACTTATGATTGGGATTGTGAATCTGGGTGTACCGCGGTTCCATTGGTTAATACGCCTTCTAATGCTTCAAGTATAAATCCTTCAGTACCAAACAACGTACCACAAACTTTACAATATTGTCAACTATTAAATAATGGTGGTTTACCTGGTATACAACAAATACCTCCAGTAGCTTGTGGGTGGTCATGTACAACACCTTATGCTGTTTACAATCCGTACGACCCAGGACCACCACCTTATGACCCTTATGGTTTAGGTTATTATTCTAGTCCTTGTACACCATGTTATACTATTGGATGTGCACCATTCCCGGATGAAATATCTTGCGTAATTAATTGTTCAGGTTCAACTACCTGTTTTATTTGTGACTGTAGTCAACCCCAGGGTTGGTATTCTGCAACCCCATGCCCAACCCCCAATAGTTGGGGTAGTAATGTTTTTGGGCCAAATAATGGTGTAGTAAGTGATGGTACAGGTTTATTAACATATGCTACAGCAAATGATGCTATAGCAGCAGATTGTTGTGATGAGGGTTGGGATTGTTGGATAATAAATGACCCTAATGACCCTAATAATGGACAACCAACTGGAGATGGGTGTAAATATTATCCTAATGCATCTATGGTACCCTCTAATTTGACTGCCAGTACAGGTGGACCATACAGTTCATTTACGGAGTGTTGTATAGAAACGGGATGTTGTTATTCAGAATGTGATTGGTTTGCAGCTTCACAAACAACATACTCTAACACAGCACAACCAACAGGATTTTATCCTTGTGTTTATTTGTCTGCATTAACTTCTTCCTTCATGAGTTGTCATCCACTAAATCCAGCACCACCATCTAACGCAAATCCTTTTTGTACAATACAAGATTGTTATTCTTTTACTAACCCAGCTAACCAAACTGAGATTAAATGTCCGGATGACCCAGGTGAATGTGTATGTTGTTCTGCTTATACATGGAGTAACTATGGTTATAGTGTACCATTAACAGATAGAGGTGTATTCAATTATCCTGGTTTAGGATATCAAATGTTTGATACCGTAGAACACCAAGATGCAGACTCACCACTTTGTTGTTATATTTGTATGTGTCCTAGTAATGGTGGTGGGGGTACACCAGTAAATGGTTTATTAGATTGTGATGGTTTTATACCTGATGATGGTCCTGCACCTACAGGGCAACCTAATTGTTGGGAAAGTTGTACTTACGAACCCACAATATCTTCATTCCCAATAGATATTAACTATGATACTACGGGAAATATTATAAACATAACACCTAGTCATTGTCCTTCATGTTTGGACGCATACTCAGCACAAACATATGAGTGTACACCTAATGGATGTCAAACATCAAGTTGTGTTATTAATCCAGCATTTTCAATGACATCACAAAATTGCTATGACACACCAAACTGTGTTGGTATATCAGGTATACCAGAATGTGTATCTGGATGTTATTGTCAAGAAGGTCCAGGTGGTTCTGGAGCACAACCATGGTCTATCACAGGATGTGTTGTACTACAAGATTTTTTAAACCAAACTGATAATATATACACTGGAGGGTACCCAACATTTCCGGTTCCAGGTACAATTCCTCCAGCAGGATTCCCAAATAATTTACCTAACTATCCATTTACTACATTAAATCTGTGTCTGTCATCTATACCTACAGGGTTAGATTGTTGTGATGAACCAAGATATTGGTGTGAAAATATGTGGTTTTGTGGTCAATTAAGTACAGGACAGGGATGTCTACCAATATATCCAGGTGACCCAAACTATTCAATAGCACCTTTCACTAACTTACAAGATTGTCAAGACTACTGTACATGGGAATGTGACCCAGTTGGGTTAGGACAATGTCAATTTGTAGCTAATTCTACTGCGGTTATAACCTTTAGTAGTGGACCTGATTGTGAAATAGCACATCCTAACTGTGATTGTAAACCAATAATACCAGATGAATGGTATTGTGATGATAGTGGTACAATTGGTATAACACCTAACAGTAGTAATTGTATTAATATTCCAGCAGGTCAAACACCACCTAATCCTGGAAATACTTGGGGTATAATACCCGCAACTTTACAACCTTGTGCACATGGAACCCCAGGGTGTTTTGGTTTTGGACAACAATCACTATGTGAAGCTTATTGTACATTTTGTTGTGATGTTGCTCCACCAGGTAGTTCATTTTGTCAATTAAGTTGGGGTAATCCAGTTACTTGTGATTCGTCTTTATACGATTGTGTACAAACTTCTATAACCACATATGGTCAGTATCCTTGTGTACAATCACCAGATACTAGATTTTGTTGTGACCAAATTAGTGGGTGTCAACCTTACATAGGTGCGGCACCAGCAGGTTGTTTTGGTCAATATTTAAATATGAATGACTGCCAAACAGAATGTAATTTCTTCTGTGATGATTGTGTACCTACTTGTGAGTGTATATTTACAGGTCCAGTGCCTAATTCTTGTATGGGTGTAGCGATAGCTTATACATCGATGACACAATGTGAAAATGCAGTATTAGCTAGTGGTACAATAGGTGGTGGTAAAGGATGTTGTGATTGTTGGGAATGTTATGACCAAGGAGGTGTAACATATCAAATATTAAATAGTTCAAATCTATGGGTAAGTGTTAACCAAACAGTTAATTTTAGTTCTTTACCAGCTTTACCATGGGTTTCAGGTCAAATTTATAGTCCAGGTGATGTAGTTTTAGCGGGAAGCCAACCAGGTGCAGACCCAACATGTTGTTACGTCTTAGTTTATCCACATTATATTACTACAACAGAACCAGTACAATACTATCAACAATATCTAGCTGACCTCGCAAATAACACCCAAACTCAAGCATCATCCGCAATATGGATTCCTTGTGATGTTGATTGTCCAAACCCAGGACCATTAACTGGGTGGGAATGTGAACCAGGTGCGTATGTAAATGTATGTTTAGGTAAACAAATTAAATTTGGTGATGGCGTACCTTCTTGTTGTGGACATTGTATTGGTGGAGGTGGTGGTTGGAGTATAACTATCCCAGGTCTAGATGTGGGTAGATGTCATGCGATGGAACCAGTTGATGTTTTAAGACTGGTCAGTGCTTACATTAATAATGATGGACAAATACATAGTTGTCCACAATTTGGACCAAACAGTTGGATGGGTGGTGGAACAGCGAATGGCATCGGAGTACAAAGTAGATTCTACGAAATGCCTAACACAGATGGTACACCTGGTGGTTTTAATAATGTATCTAGTTGTTGTGAAGGTTGTAATCTATTAGACGACCCTAATGATTTTGGTAGTGCAATAGGTGGGTGCTTATACGGTATAAATTATTTTAGTGTTGTTGGAAACGTGGACTACATAAACCCTGCCAGTCCAAACTACTGTGTCCAACTAACCCAAAATTTCACATTATGGTCAAGTTTTATGGCTGCACTACAACTTTGTAGTATACACCCAGGGGGTATTCCTTGGAATATTAATTCAGGAGTAAATTACAATTGTGAATTTGATGATGTAGCTAATTATTTACATACGGACCCATTATGGAACGAAACAGCAATAGATGATTGGTTATATATAAACTGGCAATATTGTCCATGTGTAGACCAACCATGTTTTTGTTACCCAGTAACAGGAAGTACTGGTAGTTATCCTAGTCAGTCTGTATGTGAACAAGATTGTTGTCAATATTTTGTTTGTGAACAAAATTTAACTACACTAGAATGTGAATGTGTAGCTTTACCATTAGGACAAGTAGGTCCTTACCCGACCCTAGCAGATTGTCAAAATGATACAACTACTTGTTGTGCACCAAAAACTTGTACTGATTGTGCAGGACAAATGTTTCAAATATACCACCAAGATTTTAGTGGAATACCATACCCAAATGCAAGTACTCAAGGTATAATTGGTGGACCATTTGGACCAACCTATACCACAAACCAAATATGGTCCGCAGCTGACATATATAATCAAGGTAACATAGTACAAGACCCAAATGATGGATGTTGTTACTATCAAGTATATCGAGAACAAATAGATGATAATATTCCTGGGGTATATTTAGCTCCTTATCCACCTAGTGTATGTTATAGTAACTGGTTACTAGGTTTAGCTTGTGACGGGTCTTCAATGTCTAACCCAACACAAGTTACAGCAACTCAAGCAGGAGCTCCATCAGGACCATTTCCTCTAGTATTAGCTGGTGGTTCGGTTTGGTGGCCTTGTAAGGAAGATTGCCCTTCTATAGAACCTAGTGGTTCTGGACATGAACCTTCAGGTGATTGTGAAAAATGTTGTATGGCACATGGATTTGTTATGCAACTACCACTAAACGCTAATCCATGTAAATGTCCACAAGGGTATTACGAAGTTCCTTGTGATTTAGAACCATCAGGAAGTGGTGAGGAACCAGTAGCTAAATGTAAAGACCAACGTTATTTAGAAACATTGATGTTTGATATTACAGCATCATATACATCTACACCAACAATCCACAGATTCTGTACGGAATGTAATCATCCACCAGGAGATGTTTACGATTTTGCTCAATCATTTTTAGATTTACAAGGTAACCCATATTGTGACTGTTGTGATGATATACCATATACCTCAGGTGGGGTATATTCACAACTAGGAACCGCTTGGATTTCTGACTACCTCAACCCATAAAATATGAAAGAGTACGGAGTATTTTATAAGTTTGAAGTTGGTCCTATTCATGTAGAAAAAAAATTATATAGACCTAGTATTAATAGATTTAATAATTGGTATGATAAAATAAAAGAAAGACCTTGGTTTAAAGATTTTGAATTTGTAATAGTTGGTGGATTCGCTAATGTTATTAGAAGTGTAAATCCCTGGGCAACTTGGGATGTTGATATGATAATGATGTCTGATTATAAAGAAGAAGATAATATTAAAATTAAAAACTGTTTAATAGAATGCTCACATACCGCTTTAGTAGAAAATGATTTTTTTTTAGACATTTATTATCATGATAAAACCAATTTTAAAAATATAGAAGAAGACTTTAGAAATACATATGAATCTATAAAAAACGGTACACTATACGAAAAAAAATATAAACACGAAATCTTACAATATACCCAAAATGTAAAAAGAAACGATAAAATAGTTTCTAGATGGGCAAAAGGAAAACCAGTAATTGAGGGTTTATGGAAAAACTCTTTAACTTTTCCTAGTCAAAAACAAATAAAAAAGCTAAAGGCTGGAAAAATATATACAAAACCTATTTTATTAAGTGAATATGATAGAATAAGAAATCTAATACCCAATATTTATATATAAAACAATATGAGCTTTACAAAAGTATTTACCTCAGGATGTATAGAACCTCTTACAAAAGAAGAGGTTTTGATGAATGTAGTTGAAAGACCGGAGACTAGGTCTAATATATTTATTGAGAGGGGTAAAATATCAGTGTTTGAGAAAGTACAAAGATTAGGCCAAACTTTTAATTTAGGACAATTACAATTACATGGTTATGGTTTTTATAAAATAAATAAACAATTATAAAATGGCATTAGGAGCATACGGAATAAAAAGACCAGCAGACGTTTTACCAGATGATGTACAAATAATTGTACATTTTACACCTAGTAGAGATGCTACTAATACCTCTATAGTAACTAATGTTCCAGCAAATCAAATACTAAGTCCACATTTCCATGATTCTACAACTGGTGGTAATAATGGTATAGAAGTTTTAGGTGGATTATACGATTTAAGATTACCTAGTTCTATTTTTGCTAATAAAGGAATATACACGGTTTATCTTAGACCTATTGAGATTAGAACTAGTATAACAGATTGTGGTATATTATCATCTTTACCTAATGTAAAAGGGTTAGTTTTTGATTTAAATCAGATACCAGCACAGTTTAGGAGTAGATTTAGACCTCATTCTTTGGTTGGTTATAGGATAGAGTATTTACAAGCCAGTGGAGAAAAGATACACAACTTTTACAGAATTGTAACATCTAATTTTTATTGTGAACCTGTACCAGCCAATCTAACCAACCCAAATCAAGTATCACCAAGATATATTTACACTAATACAGAATCCAATTTGGTTTTTTGTACACTAACACCAACAAGTGCACCATCAAATAACCCTAACGCGATACCTTTTATAGGTCAACCAGCACAATCTGTTATAATAACAAATACTTTCTTTAACCCTTTAGTGTTAGATATTGAAATGGTAGACCATGATTTTGAAACCTTAGCTATTTCACTTTATGGTAATCAAAGTAAATCTATAGAAGATGGTATATATACACTTTATGATTTATCTGGACAAAATAATATCTATGCACAATACGACATATATGAAGTTAGAGACCAATTTAATGAACAATTATATGAAGTTAGACAAAATAGAGGTACAAATATAGACTTTAATAAATCATTTATTGATGTAACAACAAGTTAACGTATCATGGCTACTAATAAATTTAGATACCCACCAGCTCCAGGACACGGGGGAGATACGTTTAGTGATAATTTAGTTGGAAACCAAATTACAAATGGTTCTTCCCAGATGACGATGGGTAATTTTAGTACCCAACCAACCAATTCTACTCTACTATCTCAACCAAAACAAGAAACAGCTGTATTTTCTTCACCCATAACCTTAAATAGTTTAAATATTGGTGATTTAGAATTAGCTAAATCCACAGTAAAAAATAACTTAGAAATTTTTATAAATACAGATACTTCTGAGATAAGTAATTTAGTTTTATATGGTTCTTTAAAAAAGAGATTTAGTGTTGCAACACAAAATATTATAAATAATTTTCCAGCTGCATTATATATTGACGGTGTAAATGAAAATTTAATACCAGGAAATACAACAGCTTTTAATATATCATATAATCAAAATGACGACACGACAACTTTAGACATTAATGTTAATGTAATATCTAATCCATTTAATATTGAATTCACAACTAATGGTGATTTATTAGACACACCAATATCACCACAACAAATTTTAAATAATTTAAATAATTTTGGACAAACAGCTAATACAGTAACAGGTATCGCGGAAGGAAAAATTAGTTCGGTTAGAAATTTAACAAATCAATTCTTGAATTATGCTTTAGTTTTTAGTGGTGAGTTAAATAGTAAAGAATATAAATTAACAGAGTTTGTACCACAATCTGTAAGTACTAATTTTATTAGATTAAAAGTTGAAGGTAATCCTTTTGCTGGACTTAGTACCACAAAAACCAAATTTTACATAAAACCAAATAGTATAACAACAGAAAAACAATTTAAAACATTTTTAGGTGTAGAAAAAACATTACTAAATCGAGATATAACACCTATATATACTAGTGTTTATAAATTAATTAGAGAAACAACTCAAGGGATTTCTTATATAGATGAAGTTAAAAAGACTTGGCCGTTACAAGATGAAATAAATTTAGACCTAACAACACCAAAATACACAGATTATTTACTTTCATTAGCTGATTTAGGTGATGAAATGGATAAACAAAAAACTAATTTAGTTTCTAGATTTCTAACTACACCAGCTCTTAAAGAATTTGACACCAATGACCAAAAAGTAGAAAAAACTTTACAAATATATGGAAGAAGTTTTGATGATATAAAAATATTTGTAGATGGTATAGCTCATATGACTAAATTAAGTTATGACGAAAAAAATAATATACCAAATGAACTAATTAAAAACTTTGCACAAACACTAGGATTTTCTACACCTAGTACTTTAAACAATGATACTTTTTTAAATAATATATTAGGGGTTACAGAACCAATTTATTCTGGTACTTCTATAAGTAAAACACCCGCAGAGTTAGATATTGAACTATATAGAAGAATCTTATTAAATATATCACACCTATTCAAATCAAAAGGAAGTAGAAAATCAATAGAATTCTTACTGGAATTAGTAGGTGCACCTCCAGCTTTAGTAGAATTTAATGAATATGTTGTTTTAGCAGATAAAAAAATAAATATTAATAGATTTGATGAATTTTGGGACCCACTTAAAGACGGTACTTTTAGAACTGGAACGATTAAATACAGTATACCATTCCAAACTTTTTTTACCGCAACAGCGAGTACAGCACATCCATTTATTAGAAGTGACTACCCTATAGATTTACATGGATACCCTACAAAACCTAGAATTAATAATAATTATTTTTTCCAAAGAGGAGCTGGTTGGTTTGAAAGAACGGAAACACACACATCAGATTTAATAATAAATACTGAAACTTCTACAGTAACAGGATGCACACCAACAGTTAAACTTAAATTTAGAGATTTTACTTGGGGTGGTTTTTGGACACAAGGTAAGTTTTCTAATGAATTTAATGCACCATACTTAGATAGATTTTGGAGATTTCCATTAATGCCTTTTGGTTTTGGTTTAGAAAGAATCATAGATGATAAAAAATCTTGGGTAAGAGATGAAGAAGAGTATATTTTCTACGAAGATTTTGAGGTTTATGCTTCAAAAATAACCACACTAGATGCAGATGGTAATCTAACAACCACACAAAATAAATTACAAGCTAATGTTTTTAAAGAAAATAATGCCGCTAAAACTTGTGAGGAAATAGAAGACACCAAAATTAAAATAGAAAATAAACTTTTACAACTTACTGTATCAGGAAGTAATCCCCAATGGAGAAAACAACTCAAATCAAGAATAGAATACTTAGAACTATTACAAGAAAGAAAATGTTTTAATAAGTCAACAACTAGAAATTTTCAGTTTAAAGAAAGAGGAGCTTATTATGGTGTTAAAGATGAAAGATTGGTTTTAAATGTTAAAAATGTAGACTTGTCCTTAAATGTAGGACAAGCTTTAGCTTACGATGTATGGCAACAATCAGCCAATTATAACTGTTTATTTAGTGGAGCGTCATTACCCTCACCATTTCCAAATAAAAACGGTAGATGGGATGCTACAGACCCAAAAATTAACGCAAAAACATTAAATTTTAAAAACTTCTATAAAGATTTTTGGAAATTTTTTATAGATACTAAAAATAGAATGACCATAAATGATGGAAAGACAGGAGGGTATCCTACATTACAAAAAATATATATAGATTATCTAGAAAAAAAATGTGGTGAAAACAATCAGTATACTTACGCCAAAATGTTGGAATATGCACAAACACTAGGAGAATATTGGATTAGAATAATAGAACAAATGGTTCCAGCTACTACTTTATGGACCAGTGGGTTAAAAGTAGAAAATTCAGTATTTCATAGGGACAAGTTTGTTTATAGGTGTTATAATATGAGTGGGGTAACAATGCCTATTATACCACAAAGTATGTTATCTGCATCTACTACCGGTTATACATCTTTTCCGGCACCAAGATTTGGTGTGCAACCAACAACAGTACCACCCCCTAGTAATCCACAACCTGATAGTACTTATTTTAATAATATTTTAAGTGGAAACACACCAAACCCTAATTCAACATATATTAATAGTTATAATATTAATAATAGAAATGTAGAGGTAGGTAGTACACTCATAAATGAGGAAATGAGAATTCTAAGAAATAGATTCCATTCAAATAAAGATAAATTTAAATCATTTGACTTATTTACTAAACAGGGTAGTACTAATAATATTTTATGTGTATACGGGTTTAAAGATTTTGGTAATGATGGTTTAGAGTGGGTAGATAATTACACACTAGGTCGTGGTGGAGTAGTTACCACATCAAGCCCTAGAGGGGGAGGAGCACCTACAACAGGCGGAGGAGGAGGTAGTTCTACTGGTTCCATAAGTACTAGTTACGGTAGTACAAGTTCGGGAGGTATGAGTACCGGCGGTGGTGGTGGTATGTCCTCTGGTGGTGGTTCTTCCGGTGGTGGAGGAGGCGGTGGTTATTAATAGACAAATTATGGCACAAAAAAAATATAGAGCAAAAATAGACCTTAGAGTTTTAAGTGAAAAACTAAAATTTTTAGTTTATATTTCTTCTGAAAATGAAGATAAAAAATTATGCATGGATATTACGTATGATACTAATTATCCTGTAGAATCTGTTTATACTGTAGACGATAATGGGGCAGAAAGATTCTTTTTAGTTTTTAAAAATAGTCATTTAAAATTTAAAACTTACGTATCTGCAATTAGTATAAGACGAAGTGATTTAATACTTGAAGTATTTAAAAATATAACTGGTAATTTTGGATTTAACAAATTAGGTGGTGGTAGATATGGTGCATTTTTAAGTAGTCCACAATATTTTAATGTTGGAGGTAGAGGACCACTAGGTATGTTAGATAGTATGGTAGGGCATAAAATGCATACAATTCAGATGGTCTTGTCAGATAGTGTATTAATGAATAGAAAAAGTAGGGTTATGCCTTCATTTGATATAGATATTTTAAGTGAAAAATGTAACCAATACACACATAATCTAAGTTTTAAACCTACGGCAGAGGATGTTAAAGTAGAGGGGGATACTTTGGACATTAAACCAGTAAAACAAATTATAAATGAAACAAAGAATGTTAATTTAAAAACAACTTATATTAAGTTAAAACAAAAAGATTTAGCTTCTAGAGAAGTTATTTTTGACTACAATAAAGAATTAGCTCATCAAAATTACAATTGGGAAAATTTAACATTAATAGATAGTAGAGTATATGCGATAGAAAATGATTTAAATGTGGATACAGATTTATCCGAACTAAATCTACCAAACACCAACACAATTCAAATACCCTATAATATATCAAGAGAATATTATAACGATAAAGTAGTACCTAGCAATAAAATAATTAAAAACGGGAAAGAAATATATCCATTAAATTGGGTAAAAGAATTACAAAATAATGAAATAATTCAGGAGGCAAATAAATGTATTTCTTTAAAATTTACTAGTAGAGAACAAATTATTTCTTTCGCGGAAAGTCTAAAAAAACAACAAATAGGTAATATAGAGACATACCCAACACTAGTAGGATTTGAAGACACAGTTAGAACTAAAAGAATATATAGTAAAATATCTCAATGGGTAGAGAGAACAACATTAGATATATTTACAGACGTTAGATTTACTTACGATAGTGATGGTTACATAGTTAGTATTTTAATATGTCCCGCCAAAAATAGTCAGATAGGGCCAGAAAAAATAGCTACCGCAGAAAATTTATATACTGCTGGTGGTGAATATATTTTACCTGGTGGTGAAAATTATATAGGTTTTTACCATGTTCATGATACAAAAGGACCAATGGTAGGTGCTCAACATGTAGATGCCCCACATGAATCATTAATACCTTTATATACTTACGCACCAATAAGTGGATTTTCTAGTACAGATTTTTGTTTTACAACTTATGACACAAACAATAAAATTGGTACCTATAGTGCTTTCACATATTCTATAAAAAGAAACGACACACTAGTACCAACCTACGATTTACATTTAAGTGGTTCATCATTTTCAGGAAAAACAATAATACCAATAAGTAATATTGAAAGTAGTAGAAAATTACCTTTAACTGGAGATGATAGTAAAATGTATAGAGCTTACACTTTTCCCCAAGCTTATAGTGAAAATGGAGGGTATGTAAACATAACTACATCCTCACCAATAAGTTACATGGAGTACACAGCTAAAACTAGTGGTGTTTATAGATTTACATATAATTCTCATCTGAATGTTTCATATACCGACACAAAATGGTGTGATTATTTAAAAGTAAATTATCCTTCAGGTGCTACAGGTAACTATCCGTCTTCCGATTATGATGTTAAAAGATTAATTAATACATCTATAATACAAGAAGGTAAAGGTGAGACTGAAACTGTATTAGTAGATACGAATCTTAAATTTCATCCTGGTTTAAGGTATTGTGATACAGGTGCTGAAAGAAAATTTTGTAGAAAAGAATTTACTAATACAGGAATTAGTAAATTTAAATTTGAATCTTACATAAGTAAGATAAGTACCGGTGGTACTGAAACTATTTTAGCTGAATATTCTGTGGGTAGGAGTAAAAATGATGGTGGTTGTAACGAATATTTAACACTAAATGTTACTGATTTGGATAAATACAGTAGTGGTTTTACTAGTTGTGTTTTAAATACAACATCAGCATCAACTATATTCAGTAAAAGTATACCAGTAAAAGTAGATACTGGATTAATCACATTAGCAAAAGGAGATAAAGTAGTTTTAAAATATAATACAGATTGGGAATCAACATCAAAAAGAAGTGGGGTTAGTAACATAGACATCAATCTAGGGCATAAATTAAGTGGTGACAGTATACCGGTAGAAGCTCCTTATTATAGAGGGGTTAAATTGAGTTCAATAACAAATATAGTAGAAAAAAATCTCTTTTTTGATGCCTCTAGACATTCATTACCATTTAAGATGGTACAAGGAACTACACCATTTACAGTTAAATTAGACGGTGTCTTATATATATCCGATTCAGAATGTGGGAATCTAAAAACACCAGTGGTAAATAGAGATACCTTTTCTCAACTAAAATTTGTAGATACCACAGCACCACAAAATAGATTAGTTTGGAATATACAACAAACAACACCAACTAATGAATGGCAATATTTTATAGAAAATAATACCATTAAAGACTATACATTAGAGATTGGTGATAAAAAAAGTTTAACACACCTTAAAGACAATGGAGCTTTTTGTTTCTATATACCAACATATAATGATGAATATGGCGCTACTTGTAATTATACATTCCCTAGTATATCACAATCGTATGTTATACATAATAAATTTAAAAATACCGTAGGTACTGATGCTGAACATTTTATAGTTGTAACACCTGAGTGTAAATTTTATAAACCGTGTACAGCAAATAAACCAGGAACTATTTACGATATTTTACATAAATCTTTACCGGAAAAAAGAAAATTATTAAACTATAAAAGAAAATTAACTATAAATGGTAAAGAAATAACCATAATTTCTAATAAATCACACTCCAACCCAGAACCTACTAAGTTACCTTCACAAAATGTATGTAGATATTATTGTAGTTGTGGTCAAGCTTTTACTTCAGCCTTAGATACAATACCATCATCTATGGGTGGTGATATTATACCTATTGATTCTATTTTTGGTACCACTAATATTATTACTGATTTAACTGTTGGAAATTGTGAAGAGTGTTTGGAGGTAGCAACAAATTATTGTTCTAGTTTAATGGCTAATATACCTTCATATTTTGGTAATTTCACAAATTTATGCCAACCATTTATAGTTGGGGATTGTGAATTAACTAATCCATCTCCAGAACAAATTGATTTAGTAAGAAAGAAAGGAGAAAGAATAATAGTTACTGTGACTGAAAATAATGAAATTGTTGAAAGTGGACCTGGGGGTCCTGGTCCTGAGACACCAAGTGGAAAAGGTAATGATGGTACAGGAAGTGATGTTAGTCCATGTCCTGAAGGTCAATATTTTAATGAAGAAACTAGAGAATGTGAAGATTTAGTTAGGGAACCTAGAGGCCCATCTGGAAGACCAAGTAATCCTGGTGGACCTGTTAGAGGTAAGGGTGAACCAGATGACCCTATAAGACCTACTAGACCACGTGGTCCAGTTAACCCTACAAAACCAAGAGTAAGTGGTTATTATTGTGAAGGAGCTTCTTATGGGTGTCAGTACACAACTAACCCCGCTTTAATAGTTTTTGTTAGTTTAGATGAATGTAATGCATTTTGTGGTAGAAGAGGTGACGTTTCAATTACAGGGGTAGAAGAAAAACCAAAAGAACCAACAAATTATGGGGACAACCCAGTTAAATCGGTTGATGAAATTTTGGGTGTTTCTGAAAAAGAGTTAGAAGAAATAAAAGAAAAAGAACCAGAAAAATATGATGAGTTGGTAAAAGAGGCAACAAGTAGTAGTGCTATCGATAAATATGATTCCGACGCAAGTGAAAAATCTTTATGTAAAGATGGTTTTTATTGGTGTGAATCCGCTGGAAAGTGCATAAGTATTAAAGAAGCGTGTAAATAATAAATGAAATAAATATGACAACATTTATAGGAAAAATAAAATTTGAAAATTTTACATTGTCACACTCATTATCCGGTGAGTGTCAAGGTAGTATTGTTAATCCTGAAATTTCAGGAGGTACAGCACCATATATTGTGAGTTGGTCTGGTGTTAATTCATATTCAGCAAATACATTTGACGTTAGAAATCTTTGTCCTGGGACCTATAAAGCTACTGTCACCGATATTAGTGGTAATACTGGAACTACAACTTTTGGTATTAGTGGATTTACAAAACCCACTATAATTGCATCTTTGAGTAATGATGATTGTGTATTAGACCCAACAAAGTTCGGTGAGATAACTGTAAGTTCTTCAAAAACAGAAACATCCACCTATAATTATGAATTGTATAAAGATGGTAAAAAAATAAGAACACATTACGGTAGTACAGCGGACACAACACATACATTTGTAAATATAGAAAATGGTATGTACACTTTATCAGTTGTCGAAAATAAACCAGGGACGAGCACTACATCACCAACAAAAACTGGATGTACAACTTATGATTTTAACGATGGGGGTAATTTTAGTGGTTATTCTTTAGGAAGAATATTTTCTAAATGGGAACCTTGGGTACCTAGAGCTCCTAGAAATTTATCTTTTGCTGTAAATTTAGGACCTAACACTGCCGCTAATGGATTAGGTGTAGAAACTATATATTTTGCAACTGGATTAGATAGTAATGGGATAATATATACCGATAATCCATATGTTTGGTTTTATACTGGACTTACTAAAAATAGATTAACAGATAAAAGTACAGACTGGTATTTGGGCTCAAGTGCTTTAACAAATGCTGATGGTACTATGGAAGAAGGAGATAATGTAGGACCTGATTGGTTAATAACTTCAGCTAATACTGATATGGGTAAATTTTACTACAACACAGTAATAAATAAATTTATCTACTTACAAATAGGTGTTCCTGGGAACAGTCCAGATAGTTGGGTAACATATGACCCTAGAAATAATTATGGTCCTGGTGTAACTACTGGTGCGGGTTCTACTCAGAATAAAACAGGTGGGGGGAATCCAGTATCTACAGATAGGGTAATAAACTCTGATTTTGGTATAAATTTAAGGCCTGTAACCACTAATGATTTTACAGTAAAAGGAGCTACAAACATAGTAACTAGATTTAGTTCTTTTACTAATTCAACAGAAGCTAAATTCGCTACAGAATCAGGAGCTAATAATAACCAACATACTGGATTAGTGAGTAGATGTAGTTATAATAACTATACTTGGGCTACTAGTTTTAATTCTACTGGTGGTGATGATGATAACATAGGTTTAATTTTAGCTTCTTTTAGAGATATCGAGGCAAAATATGGACCATCTGGAGTAACACATACATTATCTTTAAATTTTAATCAAAATGGAAAGGTTTCTATAAGAGACAATACTGCTAATGGTGCTTATGGTAACCCTAAATATAATTTTTTAACGTTTAAAGATTGTAACAGAGGTTGTACAGCAGATGATGAAGATGTTATAACAACTAATATATTAAATAATGATGGTACTAGAACACCACAATCAGGAAGTGGTAACTGGAATACTCAAGGGTCGATAAGGGTTAAAGTAACCAGAACAGGAACACTAGGTGAATTTTTTAATATAAAAATGACTGACACTATGGGGGTTGCGTCTTCCGCGACAAAAGCTTCAGGTGCAACCAACCCATTTAATTCAAACTATGAAATAAACTTAAACCTTTTAGACCGAACAACTTGGTCAGGTAATTCTCTAAGTGCAGAATCTTGGGTAGAAAATGACTGGTTATGTAAATATCTAGGTTCCAGAAGAATAGGTTATTACTCAAGCTCACAACCATCATGTTCTTGGTATCATGTACAGTTTAGTGCAACTCCAGTTAATAGTAAAATAATAGCACCTTCGTGTAGAAATTTAGATGGACCTACAACTACAGTGTCTATAACAGCTACTACGGGTACTACAACTAATATTACAACAAATATTCCTTGTAATGCTCATTTTAGTTGTAATAAAGGAGTTCCTAAAATTAAACCAAACGTTAAAGTCGTAATGCAAACGATGCCATTACCAAAACTTGATATTACCGGTGTCGCAACAGTTGGAACCAAACTTAGTAGTGAGTTGGGTGGTGAACCATTATTAAAGTCTTACAATATTAATGATGTTGGTGGAAAACAAATGGAATTTACTTTCGCTGGAAATAACACTGATATGATTTTTGGAAATGCATACCCTAAATTTAGAATATATCCTTACAACTTCCAACAAGAAGAATTACATCAAACACCAGTTTATGAAGCTATTTTTGATACACTACCAACTAGAATTAACGAATCAACACAAGCTTTTATAATGAGTGCTCAGACTTATATACCTTTTTCTACTATAACAACTAATAATAATTGGGAATATATTATAAGGCCTAGTTACTTATTTAAGGATAAAAGTTCAGTTAATGAATATTGGGTCGATACAGATAATTACCCAACAAACGCTAGAGTTAATAATAACGACATGTACATGGTTTTGGTTAGTAACCCACCACTACCAACACTAAATACAGATAATTTTTTCTATAATACAACACCATACATACTTCAAACAGAAAATTATATTGTTAGTGGGTTACCAGATTTTACAGCTACGACATTTAGTTCAGCTACTTATTTTATATTATTAAATAATCAAGCTTATGGTTCACCTTTAGTGAGTGTTAATGGTGTGGTAGTGATGGATGGTACAAGTGCACAAACTGAATCACTATTACAACCACCAGATTATTTTGGTACCCCTCAAACTATTAAGAATATATCAGATAAAAATAGGGGAGATTATAAATTTACACCTGGTATTAATAAAATAGAATTTTTTAAAGATACAGTACAAAATGAGGATGTTATACAAGTTATTTATGATGGTGGTGGGGGTACCTACAGCCAATACCTAACAGTACCTGAAACTGTGAGTACCAATAATAGTCAAACAATATTTGAAAGAAACGGTTATTATTTTATTAATTTAGAAAAACAACCTTTAGGGGCTGTATCTTTATTTGTAAACGGACTTAATTTAATAGGTGACCGAGATTATTACAGAGTAGGTGAAACACAAATACAAGTATTAAATCCAACAACAACAATGAAAAGCGGAGATACCGTAACATTATTTTATAAGACAATATATAACACCATTTCTACTTCTTTAGAAAAAGAACCTGTAGTACCAGTAATTTACCAAAAACAATTTAGAATTGAAAATGAAGTTACAATACATTTATATAATAATGTAGGTGATTTATTATCAACACAGATGAGTAAAATTGATGCTGAAGTAGTTGGTGCTGTAGATGAAAGATTTAGATTAAAACCACCAGCACCAGGAAAATATTCGTATGAGGTTATAGTAACTAGACACTACCCACTAATTAATGGTGAAACATTAAAAACCTCAGTTAATACGGAAAGAGTACCTTTTGAAATTAGTAGAGATGTGTTCTATACACCTAAAAATTCAACTAATTCTGTGTATGGTTCAAGACCTGCAGCACAAAGTGGATATAATGTTGGAGCACCAGGGTATTAAAATAAAATAAAATATATTTATGATAAAAGCAAAAAACTATGAGTTATATAATTAAAAACAGCACACAAGGTACTATTGCAGCTAGACTTACCGATGCTGGAAGAAAAAAATTATCCGAAGGTAAACTAAATATCGGTTTATTTCAATTGGGTGATAGTGAAATGTGTTATGATTGTTATAGCACCAGTCTACAGACTACAAATATGGTAAATGGGTTAAATATTTTACAAGCGGAACATAACGCACAAAATTTAACTCCTGTACCTGAAAAAAATAAAGGGCATATAAAATATGCTTTACCCGACCAAGGAACAACAGGTAGTACCTTTGGACCTACAATACCACAACATCAACATGTTGAGGTTTTTAATACTGCTGCAGCGAGAGGGTTTTTTAAAGTACCAACACAAACTACATCTCAAGCTAATACTGGAACATATACATATTTTTCATCACAAACTACAGGACAATATGTTCTTTCCTCTAATTGGACCGCTTGTTTTACAGCTTTTACAGGCACCAATCAATTAAATATATTTAGTGGGGGTAGTTGTACAGGTAGTCCACATCCTTATACACCACGTATTGGTGATTTAATATCTATTAGATATGAATACACATCAAATTATTGTTCACAAATAAATTATAGTGCAGCTTCCCAAACACTATTTTATCAAGTAATTGGGGGTAATACTAATACATCACAAACTAGCACTAACATAACTTTAACCTTAGATAGAAATCTACCTAACTGGTTTGGAGCATCATCAAGTGGTATAGCACCTAGTATATACTCTGGATTTTCTGGAACTTGTGTTCATGTGGATGTTTATCCAGCTTTTTCAGCAAATCCTATGATAAACTCTAGTATATATAGTTCTGGTAGTACAATACAATATTGGTGTGATGATACTTTATCATTTAATGGTTGTTGTAATGTCTCAACAACAGACGCTAAAATATGGAATATGAATATAAACTGGACACACCAAGTTGCTGGTGTAAACAGTACAACATCTGGAGCTTTTGAAGGTGTTGAACATTACGGTTCTACAGGTTACTGTAGTAGTAAAGAATATTTTGGTTATGAAAGTGATAATGGACAAACATTTAGTGACCAATATATAGATTCTTACCACCCTACAGTTCAGGGGGGTTCTTGGTACTACGATTCTTTTTATAATACTAGAGTTGTTTTACCTAGTGAACAAAAATGTATTGGTATTATACATTATACAAATAATACCACTACAGATTTTTATGGTGAAAAATTTGCTATGAAAAGAAACAATTACAGTCCTACCTCAACAATAGGAGAGGCTAGAAATTTTAAATTACATTTACCTTGGTTAATGTGGCACAAAAAACATCAAAATGGCTCCGGTAATGGTTCTGGTAATGGTGATGAAGGACTTTATGGTCAAACATTTTATGTTAATCCACCAACGAACAGTATTTTCCAAGAGGACCCACATTATATGTATTCAACACCCAACCTAAATATGAATGATTTAGGTTTAAGGTATTATCACTTACAAGATGATAATATTGGTACTGGTACACAACCAAATGTAGTTGGTAAAGTTTATCCTGATTATAAAATGGTAGTTATTGATGATGAAGAATTACTAGCAGCTATGTCTTATAAATCAAATAGAAGTTACACTTTACCAGCTCCTAAAACAGAAAAAGTACCCGCAGGTACATCTTGTACACCAGTAGGACAACAACCATGTGCTAATGGTGTGACCACATCGCCTGGTCAACTATGGATTACTTACATGTTTGCGAATAGTTCTGGTATGACTAGTGGGTTACATTGTAATTATTATGTATATGAAGAATATGATGGGGTTGAACCACTTTTTGATGTAGGTATAACTCTAGGTCAAGAATTCCCATATTTAAGACCTTTCGCTACAACACCACCAACAACAGACCCATTAGCTGGTACAGGTTGGGAGGCTGATAGATTATATATACTAACACAATTTGTGGCTAACGGAAGTGCATCTATGAATCCAGCACCTCAGTCATGGAATTACAAAGACGTTACTAGTTTAATACCAAATCATACTTCAGGAAATACAATTACTGCTGATAATTTAATTGGACATACTTTTTACTTAACAGCTAATGATTTTGATAATACTTGTCCTGGTTTTACAGCACAAACTTCCTATGTTTTAAATAATTTTATAACTGTTGCTCAAAAAACACAACCAGAAAGATTACAATTTGGGGATGAATACTTTTTCTATGGAACAATGGAAACTGATATTATGGCAACAATTTATGAAATGAGACATGTTGTACAAATAGGAGCAAATCAGTATACTAACTCAACCAATCCAACATGGATAGATTATACAACAACGGTAGGGTATGAAAATCCAAGACTAACAGAAATAGGTTTGTTTGATAATGAAAATGGTTTCCCTGATTTAATGGCTATTGCGAAATTTCAGTCACCAGTAGAAAGAACGGGGACTCAACAATTCGTAATAACTATTGATTTTTAATGGGATATTTAGATATACACAATAAAGGACTATCAGGTAACACATGTAGAATTTATCTTTCTGATTATGGTAAATCCGTGTTGGCTAGTTGTAGTGGTTTAGTTGAAAAGATAAGTAAATTTGGTCTCTCTGATAATGATATAGATTATAGAAGGTTTGTTGGTGAAGGTTCTTGTGTTGATGGTGACGAGGGTACTGGATTTACTTCCACATGTTTTTTTGATTTACCTGACTCTAGGGGTGGTGAACCAATAGTATTTTCAGCTGATTATGGTACAAATGCTAGTGTTTCTATGGGTCCCGCATTTACATTAGATAATAGTAGATTTACTTTTTATGAAACATCACTAGGTGTAACACCAATAAACTCTACTATGTGGATGAATTATTATACGCATAAAGTGGATGAAATACCAGAACCACAAAGTGGGTTACACGATAGTTGTTGGGTATTAGGAAATAATGTTGCAAATCTATTTCCTACATGTTGTTATACTTGTGCGGATTTTACCGGTAATGGTAATGTTAATATGGAAGATTTAAAATTTTTCTTAACACTATTAAATACCACTTCTGAAAGTATAAAAAGTACATTAGTGGGTGATTTTAACGGAGATGGTATAGTAGACCAAAAAGATTTAGAAATAATGATAAATTGTTTAAGACATAATGGTTTTGTTTTAGATGACCTTTGCCAAGATAAAGAGATATTTTGTTTAATGTGTGATAAGTTAGGTGAAAACTCTTTTTGTAATGGAGATTGTTTAACGTGTATTTAGGATGGAAAATACGTTAGCAGATAATTATATAATAAGAAGATAAAAAATGAGCTATATAAAAAGTGGTAATACAACAACGTTAGAACTTATACTCACAGATAGGGGTAGAAGAATGATATTGGAAGGTGCAAACCAACTAAACATGTTTCAAAAGTTTAGCTTATCAGATTGTGATATCGATTACAGAAGTAGTAAAAGACACGCTGACACATCAAGTACTGTTAATGATTCCCCTCAACTAGGATTTATACCTGGAACCACAGGTAATGTATTAAATTTTAGAAAAGCGATAAGTGGTGGATATAATATGAGAAATATACTACACGCAACCCCAGAAGGTTCTAGAGTAATAGAAAAACCTAAAAGTTATGTGGCTGTAGGAATCAAACAAACTAACAACACCGTAAAATATTATAGAGGAGACGTAGAAATAGACTGTTACTTACACGATTACTTTACTCTTTGTAAGATATTTGTATCTAAATACATAGAAGATAATAAAGATATATTATCGTTAAATCCAACCACAATAGAAAACTCCCTAAAAACTTATTTTGAAAGTACTTTAAATATACTATCCAATACAGAGTACCATGAATTTTTAAATTTATTATCTAGTTATGGGGTAGGACAATATTTAGACTTTTGGGAAGAAGTAAAAGTATATGATGGTAATAGTTTTACAACTCAAAATATTAAATTAGTTCCAGAAAAAGATTACACATATTATAATGGATTAGCTTTGGCTGGAGGAGCTTTTATTAGTAATGGTGGTAGAGGGCAGTTTAAAGGTATAGATTTTAGTGGTACTTTCTTAAAAGGTTTAAAACAACCATCACCTTTATCCTTAATGTTTTCACCTAAAACATCTATGGGTAAAATTATAACACATAAAACAGGAGCAGGAAATGCCGGAATTGGATTCCAAGGATATGATATGGGTTATTTAAATTGTGGTGGTTTAGGTACGTGGAACGATACAGGGGAAGCATACCCAACTTTTATTATGAATAATAGTAATAATGGGTGGTCTGATGATAATACAAATTTAACAGATATATTTGTTGGTTTCGTAAGTCCTGTAGAGTTAGAAAGTACTATACCATTAACAGATGCTGGTTTTGGTAATAAAGGTTATGATAATATACATACCACAATTCCATCTAGTAGGTTAGTTTTAAATTTAAATACAATGGGCTCAGGACCTACTTATTACCCTATAAAACTTAAAAGGTTAACAAAAGACCAAGGTAGCTTTGTTTCAATAAATAATAATAGAAGTTTAGGTACAAACATAACTTTAACTACCCACCCTACAGATACTTTTGGGTTATTAATTTCATCTTTAGAATACGGTTCTAATTGGAATACTACACAAGAAGGTATAGGTGCATCTTCACCTTACTTTAGTATTGTACCAACTAAAGATAATGGAGAAACAGTAGCAGCAGCACAAGTATCTTCACAACAACAACCTTACTACACCCTAGCAACACGTATGATGAAAATGTGTGATAACATATTTACAAGTGTTGCTGCTCAGAATAATAAATATTGGTTAACTGATACTTATTCTGGTGGTTATTTAGGGGGGTTAAGTGGTAATAGTATAAATAACTATAATATTTCTATACCACTTACGTGGAATGTAGCCTCTACTGAAAATCCAGAAGCAGAACCTTGTAAGGTTACAGTTAGATTTAAATTTAATAAAGGTGCGGTTACTGAATCTATTACTTATTCAGCTAAAGCTTCACAAAATTACTATCGTATTTTTGATGATGCGACCTTTAAATTCTATGGTGAAGCTGGTGAAGACCGTTCATCATTCTCACAAGACCCTAGAGGTCATAACTACAGTACTGGGGGTAACAATGTTTTTCAAACAAGTGCTGGAAAAGCGTTGTTTAGAAAAGTAATAAAAGGACAAGAAATATAAAAATATGGATAGAGAAGCTTTAAAATGGTTTAGAGAAAATAGTAGTTACACTGAAAATAGTGGTTCAGTTGGTCAAACTCCCATACAATATGTGGGAGGTAGAAATGCCGGATTTAACTTTCCAGACAGAGCACAAGTAACACCGAATAAATATTTTGGTACACCAGCAGAATTCAACGCAAATTTTCAACCAGGTAAATTTGTGTCAGTAGAAAGTCCCCCTAATGAAGGTAAAGTATTTTTTGCTGCTTATCCCGCAAATCCTAACGTAACCACAAGAACTGTTTTTCCTGGAAATGCAAACAATGATAATGGTAAAACAAGTGGAAGTCCTTTACACTTAGTAAAACTTTACTTTGCGGGTAGAACATCCTTAAGTTTAAATACAAACCAAAGGTCTAATAATTATAAAACATGGTCATAATAATTTAAAAAAATGGGAAAATTAAAACAAATATCACCAAATCAAAAATCACTAAGAACTGTGTTGGTTCCATTTAGTGGAAATGGTTGGAACACAGTTACAGGGTCATCATTAACATTTACAGCAGTACAAAGAAATGCTACTAATGGTAGAGCTTTCTCTAATTTATACTCTTCATTTAATTTACCCGCTACCTCAGCACAAAGTAGTACTTTTAATTCTACTTTTACAAGAACAGGATTTTCTGGACTAAATCAAGATAATATAATTGTTGTTGACTTACCTAGAAATAGTTATGGTGAGTTAATAGATGGTAGGACAATAAAATTAGTAATACCTAATAACACAGGGACCACCTATAGTTTATATAGTTCCTATTATGAACCAGAACCATACTCCTCTGATAACTCACCCCAAGGAGCTTACTTTGGTAACCCAAATGTTCAAGTATTAAACGTAAAAGCAACACCTAGTTTAAATGCTACGAATATAGCCTTTTTATTTTCTGATAATATTAAAAAACCGCAACTCGCAACATCGAATACAAGTATTAGTACTTGGGCTGATGGTTGGCAAAAAGACATTACTCCAGTAGGGTACCAAGGTGCATCAGCTGATAATTTTAGATTTATAGATGTAGTAACAAGTTCAAACACACCAAAAGCTTTCGCACAATCACAAGATAAACCAGTTGGTATATGTTACTTAGATAAAGGTTTTGTTGTAATTACTGACCCAGAAATTGTAAGTAACACAACTAGAGGGTTCCAATTTTCAGGAGCTTCATCAGGTGGTACTAATGATGTACCATATGGTGGTAAAACAGCAGCTTCTAATTTAAATACATTATCATCTGCGTATACACAAATATTTTTCACTTCTAGTACATCTGCTAGTTGTAGTTATTATTCTTTTGAAAAACAATATGAATTAAGTATAGATGTTACCGCTGAGTCTGGTGAGTTCTATGTTACTGAAAACCAAACAGCTTCGAGTTCAGATTCACCTTACTATGGTGCTGGAGGTACAGACACTGGTATAGAGTTTAGAACACCTTATGGTGAAATACTAAAAGTTTGGAATTTAACAGATGTTACTGATGCATTTATTACAGAGGTGGGACTTTATGATAATAATAATAGATTATTAGCGATAGCTAAACCAGACAGACCAATTAAAAAACCAAAGAACGAACCAGTAACCTTGACTTTAAAGTTAAAATTCTAATATTTGTATTATGAATAAAATTGGAAATAGCCCAAAAGTCTTGGGACTGGACATCTCAACTAAAACAATAGGGTGGGCACTATTTGACATACAAAAAAAAGAATTATTAGAATTAACACATTTTTCACCTAAAATCAAAGGAAAATATGAGAAGGTAGAAGAAATGTTATTAAAAACTGAACAATTCAAAAAGAAAATACTTGACTATAAAAATTTTGGTATAACAAAAGTTATAATAGAAGAACCTCTTTTAAATTCTAATAATATTAGAACAGTATCTACTTTAATGAGGTATAACTCCTTTATAACCAGAGTAATTTACGAAACTCTAGGACTGGTACCAGAATTTATATCTACATACAACTCAAGAAAATACGCTTTTCCAGAATTATTTACTGAAAACAATAAAGGTAGAAAAGTTTTATTTGGTAAATATGATGTTGGGTGTGATAAGAAACATATAATATGGAAACATGTTTCTGATAGAGAACCACACTTAACGTGGACCTACACACGTAATAATACATTAAAAAAAGAAAATTACGATATGGCAGATGCCTATACGTGTGTTAGAGGTTTAATGAAACAAAAAGAAATCTGGTAATTGATTAATCCCTTTTTAATCCATATATTTAATTTATGGAAGATTCCCCATTACTAATAGAATTATTACAAGATGTGTTAGGTGAAATAAATTCACACTACCCTAACAAGGGTCAAATATCTTTTGATTGCCCAGTATGTTCATACGACATTAAAGGTTTAGATACTGGGGATGGAAAAGGTAATTTTGAAGTAAACTACCATCAAGGGGTTTATAAATGTTGGGCTTGTTCAGAAACATTTAACACACATGGTTCGTTAAATAAATTATTTTTAAAATGGGGAAATAAAAGAAATAAATCCACATGGGAACTAATAGGTGGTGATTTTATAAAAAAATCAGAAAAAAAATATAAAAAAGTAAGACTACCTAAAGAATATATTTCATTTAATAAAGGAAATAAATTAACTATACCATATAAAGAAGCTTACAATTATCTAAGAAAGAGAAATATATCGGATAAAATAATCAATAAATACTCAATTGGTTACACAACGGAAGGTGAATATAGAGGTAGAATAATAGTACCTTCTTTTGACTCTGAAGAAAACATTAATTATTTTGTGTCTAGGTCATATATTAATCACAAAAATAAATATAAAAATCCTGAGGCTGAAAAAGATAAAATAATATTTAACGAACATTTAATTAACTGGGATGAAGACATATATTTAGTAGAAGGTGTCTTTGACATGTTTTTTCTGGATAACTCAATACCTATTCTGGGAAAAAATTTAAGTGATAAACTTTGGAAAACTTTATATGATAAATGTAAAAAAAATATAATTATTTGTTTAGATGGGGATGCTTGGAAAGATGCTGAAAAATTATACAGAAAATTAGAGGGTGGGAGACTCACTAATAGAGTAAGACTCATAAAATTACCTAAAGATAAAGATGTAAGTGATTTAGGTGGTATACAAGGACTTGAAAGAATTAAACTATTATGAAAATTGTAAAAGAATTAGCGAAATTTAATAATATAAAATTTCATGATAAAGAACATAAATATTATTTAAACGGTAATAGAACCAAATCGGTAACTTCAGTAATAGGCAAATACAAACACCCATTCGATAAAGATTACTGGTCACAAAAAAAAGCTGATGAAAGAGGTATAACTAAAGAAGAGATAATTAAAGAGTGGAAATATAAAGCAGATTTTTCTTGTGAAAAAGGTTCGGCTTTCCATGAGTATGTAGAAAATTATTTAACAAACAAATTATTTCCATTTCCAGAACATAGAATAACAGAAGCTTTGGGTAGTGAAGAAAATATGTTAGAATGTAAAGAAGTTGTAAAAAAACTTATAAAATTATTTGATAAATTTTATGATGATTCTTTCGGTAGATTAATACCTGTTAGAGCTGAGGTAGTTGTTGGTGATGAGGAATGGGGTGTTACAGGTATGATTGACCAATTATTTTATAATGAAAAATCACAAAAGTTAGAAATTTGGGATTGGAAAACTAATAAAGAGATTAAAAGAAAAAATAAATGGCAACAATTTAAAGAACCACTATCTCATTTAGATGTATGTGAACTAAATACTTACTCATTACAATTATCTTTTTATAAACTAATTGTTGAAAGAAACACAGAATTACTACTAGGGGATTCTTATATAGTTTGGTTCAATGAAAATAATGAAAAATACGAAATAATAAAATGTTTTGATTTTAGAGAAGAAATATTAAAAATAATGGAAAATGAAAAATAAAATTGTAAAATTAAAACTAAAAGAATTATACCCATCTATCGAATATAAACATGTAGCTGGTAAAAAACCTGGTTTTTCATGGCCAAAAATAAAACCTATAAATATTTTTTTTAAAGAAAAAATGGATAACTCGTCCACTCGTAGTAAAAAAGATAAAACTAAAGAAGTAGACATATATGAACACCCTCAATTTAAAGACATAACAAAAAGTATAGAAAAAACTGGATATGAACCACAAAAACACGGATACATGGATGTAGTATTTTTTAGGGGTGAAAAAAAATACAAAGTACTAGAAGGCAATCATCGTCTTGTTATATTAAAAGAATTATACGATGAAAATTATGAAATAGAAGTTATGGTATCTGATTCTATGAAGGAAATTATAGATACCTACGTAAAAGATTTATATACTAAATTTACATTTAAAAAAGTACTAAAATGGTTCTATGAAACCATATTAAAGGTACTTGACACACTAGCCACAATACCATTATTCTTTATCCCTTTAATATTTTATGTTTTAGGGTGGCAAGTAGCTAATACTTTAATAGGTATATTTTTAATTATATTAGTGACTTTATTCCCTAAAGAAAATATTTTAATGAGGTGGGTTATTAAAAAAACAGAAAAAAACACCAAACTTAATCTTATTATTTTTAACATATTTAAAAATCTTAAATTTATTTGTTATATAGTTATAGCTCTTTGGTTATCTTACAAATTTTTATTTGAAAGTTTTTATGTGTTTTTAATTGTAATATTGATAAGTTACTTTATAAAATTTACATTAGAAAAACTAACCGATGATGACCACGCAACACTAAAAACTGTTATAGAAAAATATAAATTAAAGAATAAATGAAAGTGATAAAAAAAATAATACATTATTCTGATTTACATTTAAAACTTTACAAACAACATGGAAGGGATAAAAAAGTATTGGAAAAAGCACTTATAGAGTGGAAAAAAATTAAACCGGATAGAATAGTTTTTACCGGGGATTTTGTACATTCTAAAAATCAAATGACACCAGAATTAATAAATTTAATGTCCTGGTGGTTCCAAGAAACAGCAAAAATATGTAAATGTGTTTACATAATTGGTAATCATGATTTTTTAGAAAATAATATGGATAGAATGGATGCACTTTCTCCAGTCTTAAATGGTTTGAACAACCCTAATATTGTATATCATAAAGAAATGGGTTGTTATGAAGATGATAATATATTATGGTGTGTGTATTCTTTAACTAACCATAATATTAGACCTAACATACCAGAGGAAAGTGAAAAACTTAAAATAGGACTTTTTCATGGACCTATTGAGGGTTCCTCTAATGATTTTGGTTTTGTTTTTGATGAAGGGTATAGCATAGACCGTTTTATTGGTTGTGACGTTGTATTTGCGGGTGATATACATAAAAGACAAAGATTTAATATACCTGGTGGTGGAAAAATATATATGGTGGGTTCTATGATTATACAAAATTTTGGTGAAAGTATAAAAAATCACGGATACGGTGTTTATAATGTAGAAACCAATAAATATCGTTCACACAATCTTGAAAATTCACAACCTTATCTTAACTTTAAGATTACAGATATAGAAGACATAAACAAAGAAAATGAAATTTTAATAAACAAATAAAAATATGAGTATAGTAAAAATAAACTTTAAAGCTAACTTAAAACATGATTTTTATGAGTATTGTAAACTTAATGAAATTGAGGATTACGAAAAGTTCATTCAAAAATGTGCAAAAGATGGTCTTAGTTTAGATAAGTATGGTATCGCTCCATTCCTACCTAAATCACAAATACAAGAAGTTCCAGTAGAAAAAGAGGTGATTAAAGAAGTTATTAAAGAAATTCCAGTAGAAAAAGAGGTAATAGTAGAAAAAATAATTACTAAAGAAATTGACAATACTGAATTATTAGATAAATTAGAAGAGTATAAAAAAATTATACAAGAAAAAGAAAATAAAATAGAAGAACAACAAAATAAAATAAAAGAACAAGAGGACGTATTAGAACACTTTAAAAACGTTACAGTAAACAGAAGAGCAAAATACATGAAATCCTCAAACTTAAACGATACTTATTTAGATTAAAATTATGGAAATATTAATATGGATTTTAGCAGCTTATGGAATGTCAAACATACTAGTATATGGTAGTATATTTGAAAATTTAAGAGATTGGATAATACTTAAATCAGAATTTTTTGGTGACCTAATACAATGTATGATGTGTACATCTACATGGGTAGGATTCTTTTTTTCGTTAGCATTTTTTTCTCCTACAGTAGATTTGGTTTTAATTCCTTATACTCACGTGTTTTTTGATGGTATGTTAGCAAGTGGAGGTGTTTGGGGTTTAAATGCTATCATTGAATGGTTTGAAGAAAATAAACCACCTAAAGAAGATTAACGATTCATTGTAGATGGTTGTTTAGACCCTTTATCGGAAGGAAATAAATTAGGGTAAGCTATGTGTGGGTTAATAGACTTATTTGGGTACGGATTCCAAAGAGCATAATGTAAATGAGGACCATCACTCCTACCCGCTTTGTCATATTCAGGACTATCACCTCCACTTACACCTAAAGGAAAACCTTGAGGTACTTCTTGACCAACAATTGTATTTTTAGGTAGAACAAAATCCATATGACAATATTGTACTTCTGTACCATCCATACAACCCAGTAATATCATACCACCACAAGCAGATACCCCATATTCTGACCTTTTAACTTTACCATGACAAGTAGCTACTACGGGTTGATTCTTTACGTCCCCCGTAGTATCTAAATCAACACCGTGATGTTTTCTCCCCCATCTATTTTTGTTATAATGACTATTAATAGAACCTTCTTTATCGGTATACATAATAGATGTAGGCAGTGGTGTTATGTTAGGACTAGAAGAACCATTACCACCCTTAAATGTTCTAAATGCTTTTGTAGCAATAGACACAGTTTCTGGGGTTAACTTTCTTAAAGCTAACCCATCAACTTTTTCCCAATCTATATTTTTCCAGTATTTAACTAAATCTTTAAAATCTTTAAGACTATACTGTTCTACTAAATTAGTGTATTGATTTTCTGTAATTCTAATTTTCACTTCATGTTGATTTATACTAATAAATATACGATATTTAATACATGGAAATAGAAAAACTAGAGAATCCTTTTATTAAAGTTACTTGGGAAGACATCCCTGAAAATTTTACACAAGAAAAACTAAAAAGAGTTAGAAGTTATTTTCAAAACAAATACAACTCAAGAAACGTTACAGTTTTAACTAAAGCTGTAGACAGAAACACTGATAGTGAGTTAGATATAGATATTGAACAAAATGTTATGGATACTAACTATCAAAAAAATCTAATGACTCAATTTGTTGAAAGTAATGATATGCAAGTAGATTTAAACCTTCTTAAAAGATTAGATGAAAAGGTTAATACTAAAATGTCAGAAGAAATGACAATAGATACTCACTACAAAAGAGTTTACGTAAAAAATATAAAATTTTCTAATTTTCTTTCATTTGGTGATAACAATAAATTAGATGTTAATTCTTTAGGGGGTATAACAGTCATTGACTCTAACCCACCTAATTTTGGTGGTAAATCTGTATTAGCGGTGGACTTAATATTATTTTTATTTTTTAATACTACAACTAAAACTACAAAAGCAATAGAAATATTTAATAGATTTAGAGGCGTAAATGAGGTAGTAGTACAAGGAGAAGTTGAAATAGATGGTAGAGATTTTACTATCATTAGAAAAGTAAAAAGAAGAAAAACAAAAAGAGGGGATTGGTCAGTTAGTACAAGTCTAGAATTTTTAGAGAAAAAAGCAGATGGAAGTCTACAAAATTTTACCGGAGAACAAAGAAGAGAAACAGAAAATTTTATAAAAGAATCAATCGGTACAATGAATGATTTTTTATTAACAGTATTAACCACAGCTTCTAACATAGAATCTATAATAGAATCTAAACCTACAGAAAGAGGTAACGTACTAAGTAGATTTGTGGGGCTAGAAGTTTTAAAAGAAAAAGAAAGTGTGGCTAAAAAAATGTACTCGGAATGGTCTAAGAAACTAATATCAAATGTTTATAATGTTGAAGAATTAAAACAGGATATTAAAAATTTAAAAGAAAAAAACTTAATATTAGCTGAAGACAATCAAAAAAATAACAAAAATTTAAAAGAAACTAAAAATATTCTAGAATCCAAAAATGATTTAAGAGATAAATTAATAAGTAAAAAAATAACAGATATTGATAGTGAAATACAAAATGTTAATCCTAGATTAGTAGAAGAAAAATTAAATGAAGAAAAAAATAATTTAATTTTATTAAGTAATAAATTAAAAATTTATGGTGAAAAAGAAATGCCTTTAGAAGTTGATTTAAAGATTCTAAATTCAGAAATAGAAAAAAGAAATAAAATTAATATGAGTAAAGTAGAAAATAAAACTACTTTAAAAAACGTAGAAAAAAACTTAAAAAATTTAATAGAATCAGAAGTTTGTCCTATGTGTAAACAAAATCTTAAAGATGTTGACCACACTGAAGAAATAAATAATTTAAAAATCCAAAGTAAAAAGTTATTAGAAAATATTGAGTTAGAAGAAAAAAAATTAAAAGTTTTAGACACTAATATTGAAGATTTAAATAATAAAAAAATAGTTTTTGATGAATACGAAAAAGAAATACTAAAAAAAGAAAGATTAGTATTAGAGATAGCACAGAAAGACCTAACAATTAATAAAATAGAAAGTAAACTTAATAAATGGAAAGAAAACAAAGAAAAACTAGAAAATAATTCCAAAATAGAAAAAGAAATTTTAACTTTAAATTCTAGTATTGATAAACATACAAATCAAAAAGATAATTTAGTTAGAGATATAGAATACAATAAAAACACTATAGAAACTAATAAAAATTTTATTATTGAAAAAACAAATAAAATAGAAAAAATAAATAAAGAAAATGATGTAGATAAAATATTTCGTGCTTATCTAACGGTGTATGGTAAAAACGGTATAATTAAAACTATAATGAAAAGTATAGTCCCAAAATTAAATAATGAATTAATGAGACTTCTTTCTGATGTTACAGAATTTTGTGTTGAAATAAGAGTTAATGAAAAAAATGAAGTAGAGTT